ACCGTCTAATTTATCAGCATCAAGTCCACTTCCACTGCCATCATTTAGTTCATTCCAAATTTTAACCCAACGTTCATATTCTTGGTTATATAATGTTCTAAAATAAATGTTTTTATTGAGGGATGTTCTTGCTGGAAAAAATAGTTGTGATAATCTAACCTCGCTAGATTTAAATGTTATTAGATGTCCATATCCATAAGGATATGTTCGATTATTGTCATTTACAATGCCAAACGACAAACCACTATTAAATAATGTACTATCTGCAATTGAGCCATCTGCTGGCGGTGTTATACTATGGTTAACTTCTGTATATGGATGAGTATGGTTGAAATCAGTTATATCAGATTTTTCATGTGTGTGTACCACTGGTGCAAATGCACTAGTACCAACACTTCCACTAGTTGTAGCCACAGTGCCACCATCGTTGGCATCTTTAATTTCTACAATCTTTTCAAATTTAATATCAGCCATATATTTATATTTTTTAGGTTATTAAATTGTCTTATCAAACTCATTAACCTCAACAAGAACAAAACTACCATTAGCGGTGACAATGTTATATTTATACTTCGCTAATACATAGTTCTTTGTTCCGTCCGTGTATAAGGCGTAAGGAAAAAAGAAACCATTTTCATAGTTCTTATAAAAGAAATTTGCCGTTAACTTATCCTTGTTTTTGTAACTGTCATTGAGTAACTTCCAGAAAATAACCTTTTCTAGTGTTAGATTATTTAATCCAGCAACATTAAAGTAAACAACATTTTTATAAACTCCGTTATCATCGCATAAAAATGAATTGCCAGCAACTGGCAAAAACTGCTCATTACTTACAAATTCTTGCTTTACCTCCAACTTATTTAGCCAAATATCATCAATATATCCTACTATCTTGTATTCAATAGCATTGGTGTTAACACTAGAATATTTGGCTAATGTTTTTGTTGTATCTGGATAATACACACCACCAGCCTTATATGTTCTATTACTACATATATCAACCTCAACACTATGTATTTGAACTTCTTTAACCGCTCTTCTTAAATCAACATAATAATTGTTATCATATATAAAATAGGCGTATATGCCGTTATAAAATGCTATTTCTACTTCACCATTTAAATCTGATGTAATTGGTGGATAGTGCTCAATTAACCTATCTATATTTTCTACTATTCTTTCATTTAATGGCTCAACTGATTTATTTTTTTCAATGGCAAATTCCATATAGTTGTAAACTATTGAACTTGACCATGTTTTATTATTTTTATCCCAATACTTATTACCAACCTTAAATGAATACATCAAAAGAAATCTATAAAATTTACCTTCAAATACATAGTAAATTGGGTATGGCTCCAGTTCTGGAAAGTCTCTTGTTATTATTTTAGATTTTACATTTAACCTAAAATAATAGCCGTTATTTTGAACATCGCCAATTACATAAGGCGTTTTGTACTTATACTTCCCAATTAAATATTTATTTTGATAGCCATAAGAAACATCAGTAGTATCTAAATATTGGTAAGAAAGATACCACTCACTTAAGCTGCTATTGCTACTTCCAGTACCAATTTTATTAACTATATAACCTTTACCACCTTTTGTGCCTAACTCCCAATACTTACTATTTGTATATTTTTTTAATTGGTAGTTATAAGATGAATCGCCAGTATAAACTTTATCAGTCGTTGAGTACAAACTCAAACTATCTTCATTTAGGCTAATATCGTTACGTTTAATTAATTCAGTATTATAATTAGCCTTAATATTAGCATATACAGAGTTATATGCTGGTATTTTTTCAATTATTTTGTTATATGTAAGCAAATAGTTGTCAGTTGTGTAATCTTTCAATTTATTTGCTTTATTTCCAATAAAAATAAAATCGTTTGTGTCCTTATCATATCTATATGTTTTACCAGTTATTTGCTGTTTTGCGGCGTATTTAGAATATACAACCCATACGGTTAAAAATTCTGGACTAACCGCTAACTTATAGCCACAAAGAACCTTTTCTAATACTTCGTAATAAGTAACATTTTTGGTGTTATAGTCGGTCAACACATCAGCATTTATATATAATTTTTCTAAATAAGTTGTAGTGGTAGTAATATTAGCTGGTTGAACATCTTCAAATAATGTTATGCCGTAACAATTAGATTTGACTGTTTTAAATGCTTCTTTTAGTATATCTAAAACAGAAACAATTCCATTAAATGCGGTTCCGTCGGATTTTTTAAATTCTATTCTTTTTAGTATTGAAATTTCGTCGTAAGCAACAAACTCAACTGATGTAATAGTTTTATCAATATTTCTCTTATATGTTTCAGTTCTTAAATAGCCAGTGAAAAATGGGTAATCATTATCAAAATTATTTACAATACCATAATATAAGCAAACTCTGTACTTATATATATCACCAGTGAATAGATCATCAAAATAGTTGCCATCAGTTGTTACCAGTTTAAAATTTAATAGAGTGATTGGAATAGTCTCACTATCAATGAACTCTAATGATACACCATTTAGCGTTACATCTGTAGTGGTGCCATTAAAACCATCTTCAAAGATAGCCAGTGTAAAATAATTATTATAATGGTTCGCAAAGACAGACTTATATTTTGGAATTAAAAATTGTGTTGCCATATTGTTATAAATTAAATTCTATTATAATTATACCTTTCTAAAATTCCTACTAATTTTTCCCCCTCAATTTCAAACCTCACTTCGCCACTTATTAAACTATTGCTAGTTGCTGAATTGAGTAGCCTAAATAGGTTGTTTTGTTGTGATTTATTCAAAATCATTTCGCCACTATTTGCTAATATCGGGACGGTATCACCATAAAAGTTTGTACCAGACACAACCCCACCAGATGCAAATTTTTGATTTAATAATGATGATGCTAGTGAATTAATTGTTGTGGCAACTACACCGCCAGTGGCTGCAGCAATCAATGCAGCGCCAAACCCAGTGAAGGCATATTTTTTTAGTTGTGCAGTAACCACCGCCATTACACCCTCAGCAATCATAGCACTTATAATGTTTTTAACAGTAGTTATAACTTGTTTGCCGTACTCTCTAAAGGAATTAGCACCAGCAGCAAGATTATTTAAAAACAACTGGTTAAGGTTTGCAATTGAGTTTCTGAAATTGGTTAATGGTGCTTCAAAGTTTGAAAATGTATCTTTTAGTGTGTCTAAAGCAGTTTTAAAAACTCCTAATTGATTATATATCTTTTCAGTATCAATTAGTTCAATATCTCCAGCATCAAAATCAAACAACTCATTTATAGAATTTAAACTATCATCAACAATAGGTGTTATTTTTTCAGCCTCTTTAGAAACTTCGGCTAAATACTTTGCCGTATTATTTTCAATTGTTTTTGCTAGAGCTTCGTTTTGCCTCTCTATTTGATTAGTAATAGTTTTTTCAATCCTTAACGTTTCCCTTACTTTATTATTTAGTTCAGCATTTAGGTTAACTAAATCAGCCTCTAAATCAGCAAGTTTTTTTCTGTCCTCAATTGAACTGTAGCCCAATGATTGTTTAGTTCTTTCTATGTTAATCTGGTATTCAAGGTTTTTTCTTTGCTCCTCATTTATCTTATTTTGTAAGGCTCTATAGTTATTTAATGCTTGCAACCTTTCTTGAGCGGTGTAATTTACTTCATCTCTCATTATCTTAGCGTACTCAGACGCCTTAACATTTAGTTCAGCAAGGCGTTTTTTGTGGTTAATATTCCACAAGTCGTATTCCCTTTGCAATTCAGTTAGTTTATCAGCCTTATCTATGTTATCTTTAATTGCGGAACCAATGTTAGTTACTACTGCCCTAGCATCTTCAGCAGCACCCTTGAAATCACCTTTAAACAGTTTCACAATTGCACTACCTAATAGCGCTATTCTATCCAATAGAACCTCAACAACTGAACTAACCACGTTAAATGCTTTTGCTAGTTGTAAACTTCCCTCATCGCTTCTTTTAAGCCAACTCACCAGTCCAGCAATGGCTATTGTTATTGCGATAACTATTGCGCCAATACCAGTGGATGCAAAAGCAGCCTTAACTAATCCCATTGATGTTGCTGCAGTTCGAGCAAGTTTAGGAAATGAACCTATTAACCCATCAAGTGAACTACCAAGTGAAGTAAAGTCACCTAAAACACCTTGTAATGTGCCACCAAGTCCGCCAAACTGGTTAATTACGCCCTTAATACCACCTTTAACCCCATTTAGCGAACCTTCCAGTTCCTTATTCTTTCCCTTTAACTTTTGTAACCCTTTTTCGTAGTTAGCGGTGTCAAGCCCTAGTTTTGCCGATATGTTTAATACACTCATCTTTTTAACAATTTACTAAATTTATCTTTCATTTCGTTCAATTCGTTTGACTCTAATGGCTTAACCTCAACTTCTTTGCCAATATTTAAAAAACTGTCATAGTCAACCTTAACACCATTAACGCTAGTTATAACATAAGCCAGTAACCTCACATTTTCAAACCTTTCCCTTTTTACCTTCTCTAACCTATCAAGCAAAGCAGTTAACTCTAGTTCTGTTACTTCGTCCCAAAAGTAGTTTGGTTGCAAGCCTAATTCTACTACTGCTATAGCGTACAAGTCTAATACACTATAATCAGTAACTACTTTTTTTTTCTCTCTCTCTGTTTTAATACATTTTTCTTTGCCTCGCTCTGTAGGTATTCAGTAAATACATTAATACTATCAATATTCTCATCAATCAAATCAATAAACTCATCAAAAGTGTAGTTAAAGTCTTTATTAGCCACCTTTAGAATGCAGTAAAACAGTGTAATAGTGTTGCTTAAACTATCATCTATCTTACTCATTGGTTTGCTAGTTAGTTCTTCAAATAGCAGCAAAGCCCTCATAGACTTTTTTACTATAAATTCATTTTCGCCAAACTTAATTGTAATAAAATTGTTCATAGCACTCAATTTTATTATATAGACAGAATAAAAAAAAGGTGCATTAAGCACCCTTTTATAATTTTAATGTTAGATTTTAATGTTAAACAATAGTTTGCATTTCTAATTTTCCTTTACCCTTTAACTCAACTGAATAGGTAGCAACTCCGTTAACGTCGGCGTTAACATCTAGTTTTACTATTTGTGCAGTGCCTACAAACGCACTTGTACCGCTCTTAGGTGTCCAATTTGGCGAAGTACCGTCCTTAATGGCAAATGTTACTGCAACCTCAGTTTTATTTATAAATGCTGTCCAAAGTTCGGACATATCTTTGTTGCCAGAGCTACCACCATCAACGCTAAATAGTGCATCGGTGCTTGCAGTCCAGTTGAATTTAGTTAGTTCGGATTCTTCCCAATCGCCACTATCTTTGCTTGTAACGTCCTCAGCGTTAACAGATACGCTTAGTTTTGCACTTGTTGAGTATGCTATAGGCTCATTATCAACAAATAGCATTAAGTCTGTTCCTAATATTGTTGCCATAGTATTAAAATTTAGTTGGTTATTATTTTACTTATTGTTAGTTTCTGTATATATATATCGTCCAAATAATCCTCACTAACTGCCTCAAATACATAGCCATAGCCTTTACTAGCATCTAATATGTTGTTGAGCAGTTCAACACCTTCACTATATGTTGATGTTAATACATCAATGTTAACATTGACTATTGATGTATAACTATCATTGTTTAAGTCATTGTTTATACTCCTTTCATACACCACGCAAGGTAAGGGTGTGTTTTCTGGTATTACAAGTGGGTAATAAGACACTCCAGCAATACCGCCCAAGATTTGGCTAATTTCTTTATTTATTTCTATTGCTTTCATTGTGTATTAATATATGGCATTCTTTACATATAGACATTAAATTTTTAACGTCAAAACCTAACTTGTATATCATTTCAATATTGCTACCAGCATTACTTATAGGTACCTTATGATGTACTTCGGTGGCTAAATTCTTATTACACATTTCACACATAGGGTGTTTTCCTAGATAATTAATTCTCATTTTCCGCCACCTATCAGTATTATATACCAATTTCCAGATTATGTTAAACCTTTTAGGTTTAGTGTATTTTTCAACTATATATGTATGATGTGGTGTTAAATCTATCTTAGGCATTGCTACTAACCTTTTTAATTAGTTTTTGAACATTTTCCCTTAATTTTTCGTCTAGCCTTTCTTTAATTTTCCCTTCTGTTTGCTCGTAAGCGCTTTCAAAAAATTTACTCCCATATATTTTTCCCCTATACACTTTTTTCCTTCGTGTGTAACGCTCCTTAGTTCCTTGCTCCAACCACCTCACCTTGTAGTAATCTGAACCAACATACAATGCAACTTCTTTCTTTGACTTCCGAACCTTAAAACTATTTAATACCGCACTATTACCAGTTTTACTATAACCCTTTATGGTCATCTTATACATTGATTTTGCTGCTCTTATTAATGGTGTTGCTGCATACCTCAACGCTCGATAACCAACCCTTTTGATGTATTTTTTGTCCATTACCTTTAATAGCGCCTCAACATCATTTTTCTCAATTACTACAACTTCTTTTTTTGCCATTAATCATTTATTTTTTCGGCTGTTATGGTTTGATAAATAAAATCAACATCTGGTGTTACATCAATTATTCTGAATCTTACCCCTTTAAATTCTAATATATCAGCAGTTTTAACCTCTCTTATATATGTTACTACCTTTAAGGTTTGTTCATTAAAAATTTCGCTATTATTTACGTATTTTTTACCGTTCAAATAGATTATTTGCGCTCTCAAATTGTATATAGGTGTATATGTTTCAATTTCCTCACCATAATCATTCTTTACGGTCGACTTCCTCAAAATAGTAACCTTATTTCTTAATTTTCCAGCATTCATTTTTTTATAGTTTTAGATAAGGTGTTAGCATAAATTTAAACGTTATAGGCAGTTCATAACCTTGTTGAAATGTAACAATGTTTCTATTTAAATAAAGGTGTGCAGCATACTGAATAATAGCCATTTTTAAAGGGTTGTACTCCGTATTATTAAACCAATCTGTAATGCTTATTATATCATCAATACCACCCCTACAATAGTTTTGTATTGCTTTTTGTGCTGTATGGAGTAATGATAACAACAAATTATCATCATCAGCATAATCTAACTCTATATTTAGATACTGTTTCAATTCGCTTAATAGTTGCTCCATAGTGCTTTTTATATATATAGACAGTATAAAAAAAGGGTGTAGCAAGTTTCCACACCCTTTTTAAACTAGTCAACTACTACTACTTAAGCCCAGCAACTGCAAAACTTTCTGTACGACGTGGTTTGGCGTCAAAGTAGGCATTAACATATAATCTTATCTTACCGTTTCCAGCTTGGGTGTAAGGGTCAACAATTATGTCTATACCACCCCATTGTCCAATAATAAAATCAGCCCAATTACCAAACACCATACCATAGTAACCATTAGCAGTTATATTGGTAGCCATTGAAGACGTTGTTAGTGCTGTATAACCATTAATTAGGTTATTTTCAGCAACAAAGATAGCGTTATTAGCAACCTTAGGCGTGGTCTTAGCAAGCCCTCTTAATGCTGGATGAGTAATATAAGCCAAATTCCCCATTAAAGCATTGGCAGTGTCAACCTTACTTTCTAGTTCAACCACATTAGCCCAAGTAAGGGTACCAGCAACATCAAAATCAACATCCTCATCATACCCAGCAAAAAAGCCAGTAGGTGCGTTGCTGTCAACATCTTTTGAGAATACTGCTTTTTCAAGTGCTACTGCAATTGATGTAACTATATCTCGCTTCAACATAGCCTCAACACCCTTGCTGTCTTGTGCAAGTAGCATTTTAGATACATCAAAGTAGCCAGTAATACGTTTAGGTGTTAGGTCTATAGAACTCATAGAACCAGTGCCATCAGCAGCACTATCAAGTTCAGACTTCCAAGCAACATTACTACCACTATAGGTAGGTATTACCACGTTGCCAACCAAACCATTTAACACGGTGGCTCCAGCCTTAGTAAGAGTAAGAGCATTGTAAAGTGGTGTTTGAATATCCCAAACATCAGTTTCAACACTAGGCGAACTTGCATCTAATGCTGCTCGGTACTCATAAGGTAATATAATTTGTCCTTTATAAGTAACTCCCGCCTTGCGCATTTCATTAGTACCCTTTTCAATCACTTCTAGGGTTGCATCGTCATTGCCTCTACCTTCAACGACGTTGCGAATTGCTTTGATAAGCGAAAATTCTTTCATTTCTTTACGTTTTTGTTGTTTAGCATTATTAATTTTACTTTCTAGTTCGGTAATTTCTTTTTTGATTTGTTCAAGTTCCTCACTTTCTTTATCTGTGAGTTTCCTTTTTTCTTGTTCAGCCTTACTAATTATATCATTAGATTTATTTATAAGGCTCTTTCTTTTCTCAATTAGTTCAATCATAACTATATTTATTTTTAAGTTCAACAAAATATTTTTCTAACTCTCTTTGCTCTCTTTCTTGTTGCTCCTTAGCCCTAGCCTCTTTTTCTTGCAACTCTTTTAATTTGTCCTTACTTCTTAATGCTACTTCTGTAGCCTTATAAGCGGGTTCAAAAACTGGTGAAACATCATAGATTTTATCAAATCTGTAAATCCTTCTTATATATGTGTCGCCGTCCTTTTCCCATTCATCTTTTTGAACCGTGAAAGCAAATGAGCTGGCTATAATTTCGCCACGCTCTAAATACTCAGCCAACTGCTGGTGGTGGTAGGACTTCCCTAATTTGAAGCGGTATTTTAACCCTCTATCATCAATAGAGAGTTTAAGACTTCCCACACCGTACCTTGAACGTGCCAGTATTCCGTTATTTTCGTTGTGGTTGATGTAACAAAATATATCTGAACCCCTTATAACTTCCTCGTTAATTGCCTCTGGCAAAATCATTTCCCTAAATCCACCCAAATCGTCAGAAAGAGAGTTAAACACTAAAGCATAGCCCTCTACATACTTATCACCGTTATCATCGGTAATAGTCCTAATTTCCTTATTTACGCATCTTTTTTCAAGTTCCATAACTATCTATATTTTTCAATTATATCAAACACATCATTAGCAATTGAATTAACGAATATTACCGCTAATATTGCTATTACACATACTTTACCATACCACGAGTAAATAAATTCTGGTTCGTTCAAAAATAAGTAGCCTAGCCCTACCACTGGTACTAATTTTATCAACAACCCTATAATATTGTTTTGTGAAATAAGTTTAATGTAGTTAATCATAGTTATTTGGTTTTTAGGTTAAAACTCTATATATATAGACATTTATATTATTCGTTATTTTTTATATCATTTAAAATATTATCTAACGGTTGTAAATTTTGTTGAACAAAAGCCCTATTACCACCAGCAACTGGATAGTCGGCATCTAACTTTTCCCTAACCTCGTTGGGTGTCATTGCTCCGATATTAAGGTATTTAGTATACACATCGGCTTGAGTGTTGGCGTCGAGTCTTAATAGGTTTGTTACGTCGAATTTTATTTCGTACTTGTCCCAATCGCTAGGTAAGATTATTTTTCTGAATAACTCAACCTCTATTTGCTCAATCAAAGGTAATATGGTTGAATTTAAAAAGTCTAGTTGTTCCGCCTCTACTGTATTGTACTTGTTTGTTTTGGTGTAAAACAACTTCGATAATGGCACCCCAAAGAATTGTGCTATACTAAGTAGGTTAAATTCTTTAGTTTCTAGTAGTTGTGCATCTTTTGGCGATAATGAAATAGGCTTATAATCCAGTTCAGCACTTAACACAACCACACTATTTAGTTTACCACCATTTATTGGATTAGTCTGGCTGATAAAAGCATCTTTAGCATCTTGTGCTTGGTCTTGTGTCAAATATACACCGTTCTTAGGTGTTAATATTCCAGTCAAAGCACCACCACCCTCATAGAAGTTTTTATTGTGCTGGTCGGCGTAAAAATCAGCACTCAAAACATTTCTTGCATACTCCAGTGTTGATAGCCCTTTAATTCCGTCTATTGATATGTTTTTAATATGTATAATGTTGTCCTTGTTGGTTATTTCATTATCAATTATATATGATATTTCACCTTCTTTTGATATTTCAATATTTACTCTGTCTGGATTGATAATATAAAGATTTTTTATTTCATTCTTAATGTTTCTATCAATGTATATATAAGCATTACCACGCAATTTTAAATGAGTAATAAGCAATTTTTTATAAGTAAAAGCATTGGTAAACCTATTTGGTTGCACATTTAAAAGGTAGTAAAGGTTGTTATATTGCTTTTTTTTCCAATTTCCCTCGTACAAAAACACATTTATTGGCATAGAAGCAATGGCATCTGAAATAACGTTAATAGCCCTATATACTGCACTCAGTTTCATTGCCTTGCTATCTGTGTATATTTCTGGTGAATTGCTTAAAAGCAACTCGCCAAGTTCCGTAACAGTGTAAGTGGTGTTAATGTTTCTTTTCTCTTTTTTGCGTGTAAATAATCCCATTGCTAGTTATTTTTTAATATAGACAGTTATTTTACACTACATAAATGTTTGTTTCTCTTTGTCCGACATATCCACCCAAAGCCATCAGCATTGCCATAACACCATCAATCTTTTTGTTTTCATTGTTTCTAATCGGCTTAACATTACCATTCAAATCAACCTTTAATATTACGTTGTTAAGCATATATTTAGTAACTGGACTTTTCTCTATTCTTAACCTTCCCATTAATATAAGGCGTTCAAATTCCTTTGTCGGTATATTATAATTCAAGGCGTTTTGGCTAAAAGGTTTCAAATTGAAACCACTCTCAGTAGCATCTATAGCCCATTGGGTTGCATTATACTTATCGTAGTTAACTTGTTTTATTCTTATTTTTGTGCTTATTTTTAAAAGGTCTTTTAAAATGTAGTTGTAATCTGTTACATTACCCTCAGTTAGATATATATAGCCATTTTCAGACCATTCTTTATACATTCTTTTATTGGCGTGTGTATTTAAACTATCGGCGGGCAAATAGTAACGGTTAAAAAAGGTGTAACCTTCCTTGTCTTTAATACATACAGATAGTGCTGTTATATCTGTATTAGTACCCAAGTCAACACCTACTACGCATTCAGCACCCTTATAATCAATTAGATTGAGTTCCGTGAATGCATTTGTCAAATACTTTTCACCAATCCATGCTTCAACACTACCTTTCTTTTGCCATAGGTTGAAATTCTTAACCTTTACCCCAACGCTCTCAGATTGATTATTTTTTGCTTTATTCACCTCGTTAAATAAGAAGTCTCTTGTTACACTTACACCCAAATTTGGGTTAGCCTTAATCCATGTTTTTTCATCCTCGTAATTATCGCCCTCATCTAGTGTATAGATTATTCCGAATTGAGCCTCATCAGTAGCAACACCGCTAATAACATTAATTACATAGTCTCTTAGTTGATAGCAAAAACCGTCTGTGTCAAAACCAGCAGTGGTAATTACAATCAGTAATGGCTCTGGCTGTGAACCCATTGCTGACTTAATCACATCATACACACTGCTATCTTTAGCAGCGTGTAACTCATCTATGATAGCAGTTGATATGTTAAGACCGTCCAACCTTTTAGCATCGCTACTAGTTACTATTATTTCGTTGTTTTTGTCAATGAATTTTAAAGCATTGTAATAGGGTATAAGGTGTTTTTCTCTAGGGTCGATTTGCTTTGCAAATGCTTTGATTTTTTTGAAGTCCACATTTTTTGCTTGCTCTCTTGAATTAGCCGAAACTGTTATAGTTGCATTGTCGTCAAATATCAAATGAATTAATGATAGGACAGTAATTAGTTCCGATTTGCCATTTTTTCTAGGGATTTCAATATATACGTATCTATACTTACGTGTGTTATCGCTCTTTCTCTTTATAGCATATATATTAGCCAAAATAAACAACTGCCATTTTTCTAATATAAACTTCTTTTTAGGTGATGTGTTTAAATATAAACTTTGAATGAAGTTAACTATTAGGCTTAATGCTTTCTCATCGAAATAATAAGCCTCATTTTCAAGGTCATTCAAAAACCTCTTAGCAGCTTGCTTTACATATAAGCAATGCTCAGAACTATTAATAATTTCTTTTGCATAGTTAACTACCTTATTTTTCATACATTACCTTTTTTCAATATCGTCATCGCCCATTAACCTATTTTTCAAACCAGCAACAAAATCTGTTTCTTCCTCATTTGCTTTTTTAGTTAACTTTTTCAAATCAAGCAGCTGCTTAAATACTTGTGTGTTTAACTGCCAGATGATATACGGGTTAATCTTTTCACCGCTAACATACTTTTCCAAGTAGTAGTTGTGCATTTCGGCATTGCCTATAATCAGTTTTTTCATTGATTCCTCTACTGGAATTTCTTTTAAATCTTTTCGCAACAATGAAATATTAATCTTTCTCATAAGCCTTGTTTTATTATATAGACATTAAGTATTTCTAAACTGAAAATCAGCACATTAATATGTAAATATTAACGTGCTGAATATCAATCTTTTGAAGTCCCTTAAAATTCCAAATTCGTTAAAGTTGAGTGGGGGGTGTGGTTTAAAAGCCTTTGCAATTTTTTTAACCCCCTATCCCCCATGTATATGCATACTTTATAAATTACTTTGTTCTAGCGTTTTTGGACACTCTGAAATTAACTTTTTAAGGTCGTTTATAATTTCCGATAGTAGTTGTGCATTTTGCTCATCATCTTTGTGTTCTAAGTCGTTAAAGACTACTGCTATTTTATCGATGATATCATTGATTTTATTTTCTCTTTCTTTTTCTCTCATGGTCTTACACTTTACGTCAAAGTATGGTTCTTCAATGTTGACACAGTCACTACTTGTTTCATTACATTTACTGCTGTTATACTCATGTGAATTTATTTTTAACGCTTCTTCTACCGCTGCTATTGCCATTCTTATTATTACAGTAGGGTGACAGTTTAGTACCGTTGTTTCCCAATTTATAAAGCCAGCCTCTTGTGCAAGCTTGTTTAATATTTCATTTGCTTTCATTTTACTTTCCATTGTATAACATAACATAAAATTTACTTAGATTTTCGGGTTACATGATAAGCATAACTAAATCCAATAGCAGTGCCTAGCCAAATCCAAGTCATTACATCTCTATGATATTCTACATCAAAGCAGAATATCAAGTAG